AGCGTAGCGAGTCATCACACCACGGCGTGGAGTGAAGTTCACTGGATCATAGACCAATGGAGTTTGGATTAGTGGGATATATGGAGCATATACAGCACCGGTTTCTAGGAAGTTATTTCCACGGAAACCAACCAATACAACGTTATCGGTCATATATGGGTTCTTGTAAACTTGGAAGCGAGAAGCAAAGCTACCAACGCGGCTTACGCCCATTGCGAACTTAGCTTGATCACCATCAGTGTTTACTACATATCCTGGGATTGATTCTAGGATAGTTGCAACGTCTGGACTTACGACCAAGAAGTTTGCACCACCACGTAGGGTCAATTTTTGGATTGTGTTAGATACCTTTTGGATCTTGTTTCCAAGAGTTTGGAACCAAGTGCTCTTTACGTAAGCAGTACGGTTTGGTGAACTGTTTGCATTACGTGTGAAGATTGCTTCACCAGTAGTTGCATTCAATCCCTTGCTGAATTCAACACCGATTTGGGCGGACCAAGCTTCGGTTGTTATGCCTTGAACGGCTTCGTTCAACATGTCTAGGATTTCAAGATCGATTTCCATAGATACATATTCACTCAATAGAGCAGTAAGTTCTGCTTCTGCGTCGATGGAGTGATATGCGTTCAAGTCTTGAGCCAATTCTGGGGTCCAGACTGCTTTCAACTTACGGGTCTTAGCAACGATTGGTTCGCTGTTTAGTACCAAGTTTACTTCTGGGATACTGATATCAGTATCGATGCTTTGGGTAGCAACGTTACCTGAGGTACCAGAACCTTCACCAGCGGTCTTACCAGCTTCGAAGTCACCACGTAGGTTATCAGTAGGTTGTAGGCTATAGATCAACTTAACTCTGCTTGCTGCACCACCGAATGCGCTGTTAGAAGCAGATACGATGTATACAGATTGATAGAATGGATTGCTCAAACTACCAGTGTTAATTGCCTTTGAATAGGTGTTCAATACCAATCCATTACTTTGTAGAGTAGTTGGAGCGGTAGAACCTGAGATCAAGTTGAATGAACGTACTGCATTCAAGTCAACGTTGTACATATATCCTTGACCAGCAACACCAGTGGTATTGTCGTCGTGGTTCAAGATAACCTTGAACAATTTCTTAGCTACGATAGATGCGCTTAATTCAGCAGCAAATTGAACGTCGTTCCAAGAAGCGGTTTGGATAGTGTTACCGGTTGCGGTTGTGGCTGCGGTCTTTGTCAAAGTAATAGCAGAGCTACTTACTGGACGAACTGAATAAGCAAAAGCACCTTGACCGTATAGACCACGTACTGCGTCATCAGTTGAACCCAACTTCTTACCTGTACCACCGAACAAACTGTCGTTCAATTGCTTACCTGCACGGGTAGTTACGGAACTACCGTTGTTCAAGTTACGCAAATCGGTACCAGGAGCGGTTGTACCATACTTGAAGTCTAGATAGAAAATTAGACCAGATGGTAGATTCATTGGTTGTACGCTGACAAATTCCTTAGCGGCGATTTCAGCGAATACACGACGTACCAATGGTAGAGCTACACCAGCCCATTGTTCTGAACTGGTAGAGGTACCGGTGGTGGTTGCTTCGTCAAGCAATTGTTTTGCTTGGTTTTCCAATAGGATTGACATATGTGCTTTTTCAACACCTTGGCAACCTTCTAGGAGGCCTGTCTTTTCCCACTTGGATTGTAGTCCACGTGTTTCAGCCATCAATTTGGCTTGTGGATTCATATTTCCTGTCAATAGACTTTTTACATCCATACTCATATTTTTGTTTCTTTCTATATTAATTACTGTTAGGTTTTTACTCGCAAACTAATTACTTCTTGATTCCTGCGAGTTTTTGGAATCTTGAAGCCATTACTTCAGCTTGAGGTTCTACAATGGTAGAATCAGGCTTTGTACTGGATACTGGTTTGCTTGCCAAACCTTCGGTGATAGTTTGAGCAGTTGTATTGGTCTTTTTCTTGACAACTGATGCACCGGAATTAAGTGATTCGGCTAAAACTGTATATGCCAACTTGACTTCGCGAATATTCTTGGTCAAGTCGAAAGTGTTGATGATCTTCAACTTTTGATCTTCGGTAAGAGCTTTACCTTTGAACAATTTGTTGGTGTAGAGCAACTTAGCATTCAATAGATTTGTTTCAGATAGAACACTCTTCAAATACTTTACAGTCTTGATGTGTTCGCTCAATTGAAACTTTAGTTGTTCATTTTCTTCGTTGATAGCTACTAGAGCTTCTGC